TTCAATATATGTAAATGTCTCTTATATTTATCTGAAGTACGTACAACAACCTTATATTGGTTTGCTGGAATACAACTAACTTGTTTTTCGTTATTTAACCAAGGTAACTCCAAAGTCTTAAAGCGTAAACGTATTTCACCATCTATTAATAATGTAGCATTACCTAAAGTTTGTTCTTTGGTATAAGTTCTTTGTATAGTGATTTCAACTACTCTGTTCATCTTTAAACTGTGATATATCTTTTTTAATATTAACACCTCTGGTTATCATTCGCTTGAATTGAAGAAATAGATTCTTTCCAGTTATATTCTCAAAATTCTCATTGATACTCAATGACTCAACAAATATTAAAGTCATAGCTATTAACTTAGTAAATAGGTTAGTTATATCCACAAACTGGGTTATAAACTCACCCAATAAATATGTCTCTAAAATAAAACCTACTAAAATTGACGATTGATATAAAATCATCTTAGGTATGATCTGCCCTAACTTACGTGATGTTATTTTTTCACCTCTTTTATACGCGGCCCATACACCTAAGATAGTATCACAACATATAAATAGTCCTACAACCAACAAAAGTGGTTTAACAGGTAAAAAAAAACTTGCTACCGCAAATATTAGTGATTTAACGTATACCATTTCAGAACCAGAATGCCAATCCACCAGTGTCATAACCAGCTTTATTAGGTTTCATATCGGTGTTATTATTACTAACGTATTGTGGAAACAATTGAGCGTTTTCACACAGATAATTACTTAATCTTTTAGCATAGAATTCAGCTCTATTCTTAAGTTCGTTTCTCACATATTTGAATTGTTCCAGATCAGCTGGTTCTGAATAATCACCATTCTGGGTCATAACACCTTTGTTCTTGATTTGGAAGTTAATGAATGTAAGAGATTGTTCAGCTACTCTATAAGCCATAGCTGGCTTGATTCTATTCATCAATTCAATTTCGTTTACAGTCAATGTCTGAGCTGAATAAGCTAATTGTAAATGATTATAGAAGTTTGTTCCTAATACATCCTGAATAAAACTATCTTGAACCAAATGTGCAGTAGGTTCAATCTCACTCCATTGTACTAAATTTCCAATCGGTGTATATTCTTTGATATATTGTTCTGAATTAAATAGTATTAATGCCATTATATAATAGTTTTAGTGGTATATATTTGTGAGCTGTTAAGTTTAATGGTTATACCTGAATTGGCGATTGAAAGAAGTTTATTGATATATCCTTCCATATCTTTCTGTGTTGGTTTAACATAACTATTGATGAATATATCATAGCTTGTTTCAAGTTCAGCACTATTACCAAGTGAACCTGGCGTCTTCAGTCCCAAAATCATAGGATTTATCTGGTGTGCATAGCATATATTCCTTTGAATCTGGTCAGCAGTTATATTGAACTGTTTATCTATATTACTTACTTCTATAGGTTTAACTTCAGGTGCAGTATCGCGGCCATCACTGAAGAATACCATTGCTCTACCAGTATTGGTTGAACCTTGGAAGTTCTTCTTAATAGAATGTAAGATATTACGTTTTTCTTCCTCATTAGCTGGTAATTGGAAGAAATTCAAAGCCATACTTGGATTGATACTGTTCTCAATGTTTGATTTATGATAGTTTGATATCTCACCATCCAACTCCATCCAGTTCACACCCGCACTATATTCAGGTATTGCATACCATAGCATATTGGGATTCTTCAACTTGAAACATATAACCTCCACATTGTGTTCTGATTTGTTTGAATATGCTGGGTAATAAGTTGTCTGATAACGTGAATATTCTCTCCAATTGAAATTATAGAGATATCTTGTTACCGATTCTGGATTAGTTTTATTTATATCTATACGAACTTTAGACGGGTCCAATCTTTCCATCTTCAATACTTTTGTTTTACCGACATTCCAAGTCAACTTAACATATATTGTTCCGTGGATAAGATAATCCAGTGTAAGGTCTGAAATCAAGTCAGATAAGCTATTTTTACCATCAATGTAATTGATGTATTGAATAGCATTCAGTTTACGTCCAGCTTCAAGTGATTCCAAACCTATAACTTCAATATCACCACCACTTACAAGTTCTTTCTTGAATTTAACAATAGATGAATGTAGACCAGACCTATTATATAAGTCAGCTAATACATTGGGATATAAATTATCAATACCAAAATATATAAAGTTGCCATTATATGTCTCTTGATACGGTTTGGTATAATCGTATTGTTTTGGAATATAATTGAACGATTGTTTCTCTGTGTTTTCAGTTTCAATTACAGCAGGTTCGCTTATCGGTTTATTCGCTTTGAAGAAATCTAAAATTGCCATTAGATATATATTGTATTACTATTGTTATTGTTCATTGATGCTGGATATGACGGTACGAAATATATACCTTCTTCCAACACCCTTCCAGTTGTTCCACTTATGAATAAAGTAGGATTAACACTCTCATAAACCTTATATCTACCAAAACCATAATTCAATTCAACTTGACCAGCTGATAAGTTCTCATTCGGTGTCTCAGTTAATTGAAATAAGTTATAACGTCTTGCATATGGTGAGGTGTCAGCCATATTGAACAGTTTCTCAGTTTTGGTTGAATCATCAACAAATTTAAATAAGTATGAAGGTGCTTGTATCTGACTCTTTTCAGTTAGAGTTAATACCAATGTGTTTGTTGTATTCTTATTAACGTATATCATTATTGTTAATCTATATACCTAATTATCATTTATTGCTCCGTTGTAAGTCAAAAAAAAAGCCCACAGAACGGGGCTTTTAATTTAATACTAATATTGATTATCAGATCAAACCAGCGATGATAGCAGGGTTTACTTCATACATCATCTCAGGCTCTTCGGATACGAAGGTAAGAGAGTATTTAGAACCATCAGCCTTAGCGGTACCAGAACCTTCACCTTGTGCGGTCAAGTTAGCACCATTCTCAAGACCTTGCGCCCAGAACAGACCATTCTGATCTTCCATTATAATAAACAGATCGGGTTGACCAGCGGCAATCAGAGCCAAACTATTACGCTTAGCGACTTCTCGTCTTGGTATAACCAAACTTGTGGTTACAGTGTAAAAAGTTGAACCATTCTCTAAAGAGATAGTAGCTTCTTCTACATAGTTAGCAGTATTCTTATTGAATCCATATTCAACCAGACTAGTACCACCAGCCAAAGATATAGAGGTAATAGTACCAGCTGATATAGTTGTACCTGTGATATCACATAGCGATCCAATGTAGAAAGTCTTAATACCACCAAGGTTATTATCGCAGGTCTTTGGAATCGCGGTTAAAGTTGTGCAGCAGCTCATTTTAGTTTTATTTTATTTAATATTTTGTTATTTATCTTTATTAAAAAAGGGGTCGGCTGTTTTGCAGCCAGCCCCTTTCTTTCAATCAATTATTTAAGTTATTATGCGTAGAGAACAACTTCAGCGCCGTAAGCGTAACTTACAGCGAACTTAACACGACCTTTAACACGGATAGTGTCATCACCAGTTACATCACCCTGTGGAAGGATTTTGATATCACCGAAATCAGATACAAGGTCAGTGATCAAGAACAGATTGGTCAATTCAGCAGCAACCATTCTGTTACTAGGAAGACCTTGAGCGAGTACCAATTGAACACCAAGGAACACAGGCTCAGCGTCTTTAACATAGTAAACTTCTGAAGAAGCAGCAGCTACAGCTTGCTTGTAAGCAGCCATAACGTTGGTCGGTACGAAGATACGCAGTTCAGGAGAGAATTTAACTTCTTCTGGGATTGCATCGTACACGCGAGTGATTTGAGCGATTACGTTAGAAGCGGTGATAGTGGTAGCAGTTACATCAACTACAGTACCATCAGCAGTAAGCTCAGCCAACAGACCTTCACACAAAGGAATAGGATAAGTACCACCAGTGTTAGATACATCACCTTGCCATACAAGTTTCTCGAAGTCGGCATCCATTTTCTCAGCAAGTTTGTTAACTACATAAGTCTGGAAGTCAGCAGGGAGGAAGTCAGCAGAGTTAGAACCAGCTCTCATAGCGTTAGCTACGAAAGAAGACTCCAAAGTAGACTGACAGAACTCAAGGTTAATTTTGATAGGACATACGTCTACCAGTTTTTCAGACAAAGTACCTTCACCAGAATTAGAGAAAGTACAAGAATCAGACTGAAGAACGTTACCGAAATCGTGCTTACGGATACGAGCGCGATCTTTCGCGTCAACGATAGCTGTGAACAAAGATTTAGAACCACCTTTGATAAGAGCTGAGTGATATACTTGAGCGCTATCAATCGGGTTGTTTGTTGAACTGTTTACAAGGTCAAATTTAAGATTTTTCATTTTTGAGATTTATTGTTTTGTTATTATTATTTTAATCTATCTATATAACTAATTATTTAGTTTGAAATTTTGTTAGGTATATAGGATAATATTATTTAGGCGATTCTGCGTAACTTAGCTAACAGGTCTAATTGATTTGAGAATTTATCAGCTTTTGCTTCAACAACTTCAGCAGGGGCTGGTAATTCAGAACCTTCAACCATTGCTTTAACTTCAGCAATCATAATCATCAGTTCATCGAATTTAGCATCGACTTCTTCTTTAGTATAAGTCTCAACAGCCATAGCTTCTTCTACAACTTCTTCTTCAGCGATGCCTTCGTTCATTTGTTCTTCAACAACTTCAACTACAGCTTCAGTAACTTCAGCTACTACTTCGGCAGGTGCTACTTCAGCAATAGCGGTTTGAAGTTCAGCTACTTCTTCAGGTGTAAGGTCAGCCAAAGCTAATTTAATGTCATTCAGTTTCATTTTTTCTTCTTTTTTAAAAAATTTGTTATTTATCATTTTATCAAATTCAAGTCCGAACATTCCTTCAACAGAGAATCCGAACTTTGCATTATCTTTTACTTCTGATGTCCAGAAGTTTTCATCTTCAATTTTGACTTCAACCATCCAAGTACCAACTGGTAAGTCAAAGCCATAGTAATTGGATTTATCATTTGTTTTATCTTCGATAATCCAGTTACTTTTAACAAAAGCGCTATTAACAATACTATCGTGGTCAACATTTATCTTATATTCTTTATTGCTCTTATTGAATTTCTCTACTAATTGTTCGATTACTTCAGCAGTAAAAACGACATAATATTCACCAAAGTTTGAATCAAACCTATATATTGGTAGATCAGGTATCATTGCGGGACCAACAACTACTTGTTTATCCTTTTGCTTTTTGAATTGGAAATTCATTTGATTGAGATATCTCTCACTCCAACTTAAAGCAGCGTCACCACCCCAAGCATCATACATCAATTTACCACAACCATCATCATATGATTTAGAAGATTCCAAATCAACTTTATGACGTGATAGATAACTATACATACGTTTAATTGTTTCATCTGAAATAGGTTCACCTTTAGCCAATTGATTAGCTCTTTGTTTACCTACATCAGTTCCACAGCTTCCCCATCCATTCTCTTCAACATAATTAAGAACTCTTTGTGCAGCTTCTTTTATTCCTTCTGGATAATCTGTTACACTTTGAAATGAATCTTTATTATCCCAATAAGAATAACATATTGCAGCTGCTTGTTCTTGGTCTTTACCTTCATTGATAAGTACTGGTATACATCTCTGTATAAAAGTATCTTTATCTTCACCAGCAGTTGGTTTAACAAATACTTGATGACTTGCAAACGCGAGACCTTTCTCCAGAATAGCTGGTTCATCTACAAGACTGATAAAATCCAAGCCTTGTTCAGAATCTTCATTTAATACAATGCGATATAATGGGAACGTGTTTTCCATATCATTAATTATTTAGC